CCGATAGTGAATGCACCGAATCAAAGTTTTGTTTGCAATATTAAATTGGCGAACAGGACGCTGAATATGGGCTTCTCTCTGTCTTATAACGTCGTGGCGGGATACTGGCGCTGTTCGTTATCAGACCCGTCAACGGGAATTGATTACGTGACGAATATGCCTTTGGTATGCGGAGAGAACCTCTTGGCTCAGTTTGAGCATTTAAACATTGGAAGTATGTGGATACTGAAAGTCGGCAATGTGCCGAACGACAGCCCTGACGACACAAATTTAGGAACTGAATTTATAATGGTGTGGGATGAATAGATACCTGCGGAAATGGAGAATAACAGCGTCAACGGACACGCAGTCTTGGATACTCAGCACGAGTGAAGACGCCGCCGCACTGCGCTGTGTTTTTATTACCGACGAATTTCGTTCGCATACCGTCTTTGGTACATTGCAGGTTTTCAACCTTTCAATGAATACAATAAATGCTTTAACTGCCGCCGCAAGACAAAACGCCGGAGCATTGAGAATAATTATCGAAGCCGGATATGAAAATGAAATGGGAATTATCTGGAACGGAGCGGTTTATCAGCTTTATAAAATAAGAGAGAACGTGACAGATTGGGTGCTGATGTTTGAGACAGTAAACAGCCAATATAATATCGGCGGAGACTTTATTAATTATTCCATCGGAGCGGGTGAGAGCATTGGCGGGCATATCGAAGCCGTGTGCAAGAACGCCCATAAGCCTATTGAAATAAGCTCTATATCCAATTCAGTTAGTAAAGATACAACGTCGAGGGGTGCGGTTTATTTCGGGAGTGTGCATAGAGAACTAAGGAAGCTTGGAAAGAAAGACGGTCTCTACCCTGCGGTACAGGACGAGAAAATTTCGATGTATGACGATTTGGCAGACCACTCAAATGACGAGCCTTTTGTTTTAACTCCGCAGACAGGATTAGTCGGAACACCGACTCAGATTCAGTGGGGAGTGAATGTTCGTGCGTTGATTCATCCGAAGCTCCGTTGGAGACCTCTTTGCACTAGAATTAAGCTTGACAAAGTTATAATAAGAATGACGGCAATTCAGCCGGACGGTAATCATCCTTTAAAATCTCCGTTAGAGCCGGACGGTACGTATCATGTTATAGGCTCTGCTTTTACAGGCGACACGAGAGGGAATGATTGGTATGTTGATTTGCGCTGTATGAATAATGCGGGTATGTCTCTGTATCGCACAGGGGCATTAAATATGGGTTAGATTATGATTCAGTTGACGTTGGCACAGATTCATGGCGACGAGAGGGAAATGCAAGAGGTAATTAATGATTCTGTTTGCACGAGGATAAGAGTATGTATTCCGGCGATAGTAAAATCCTTTGACCCTGCGAAACAAACCGTGACCGCTCAAATTTCCGTGAAGGAATTAATAATTGTTGACAACAAATTATACACAACGAAAATATGTGTGATTCCCGACGTTCCTATCAAAATGCCGAGAGCCGGTGGATTTATGTTGGCGCTTCCGGTTAAAGAAGGTGACGAGTGTCTTTTGATGTTCGCTGATTGCTGTATTGACGAATGGTATAAAAACGGCGGAGAGGACAACGAACAGGTTTTTATCCGTAGGCATGACCTTTCTGATTGCTTTGCATTGATGGGTGTATGGTCTCAGCCGAGAGTGATTGCTGAATATCCAACCGAAACGGCACAGTTGCGAAGCGACGACGGAAATGTTATGATTGAATTGTCTGACGATGAAGTAAAAATTAAAGCTCCGACACTCACGGTGGAAGCTCAGACTATTAATGTCGAAGGCGGCGCTTCCTTGAGTATCAAAGGTGACGGAGTTACGAATATTGAAAGCGAAGGAATTACTAACGTAAAAGGTACGCAGGTTATAATAGCCGATGGTATTCAAGGCGTGGCAAGGCTAGGAGATACCGTGGCGGTTGACCCGAATACTCATGTAGGAACGATAACGAGCGCAAGCATTAAAGTTTTGGCGGGATAATGAGATACAGGAAACAAGACGAAAACGGAGACCCGATAAAAGGAAAAGGCAGGGCTGGATTCTATGTGGATACAGACGCCGTTGCTCAGGCTATCCTGACAAAGCTACGCCTTTTTACCGGCGAGTGGTTTGAAAATATTTATGACGGCACTCCCGATTGGACGCTTATACTTGGGAAGGTCGGTCAGCCGAAAGAAGTTATTGATAGAATTATTCAAGAAAGAATTGCCGAAACGACAGGTGTGAATAACGTGACAATGGTTTACTCAAATATTACGAACAGAAGTTACTCAATGACCTGTTCGGTTGACACTGTTTACGGCGACCTTACAATTACGAATAATCAGGGGAATATATAATGAGTTACTTTGCACCTTACGTGGACGCAACCGGATTACATATACCGACATACGACGATATTCTTCAAAAGAGAATTGCCGATTTTAAATCTATTTACGGGCAAGATTGCTATTTGGACAACGACTCTGCCGACTATCAGGAAATTGCTGTTCAGTCTTTATCTCTTTACGACGCTTTTCAAACGGTTCAACTTCTTTGGAATCAAATGTCTCCGGCAACGGCCATTGGTGCGGCCTTAGCGTTGATAGTACGATTCAATGGAATAAAGAAAAAGTCAGCAACATATTCAACCTGCCTTGTTACGCTAACAGGAAATCAACCCGTAACAATTATAAACGGTCAGGTTAAAGACAAGAACGGTAATCTATGGAATCTACCACCGTCAGTTCAAATAGTTCCTGACAATTCAAACCCGACGAATTACATTGCTAATGTTTTGGCGACGTGCGCCGTTACGGGAAAAGTAACAGCTCTCGCAGGAGACATATCTTTGATAGTCACTCCTACAACCGGATGGACGAGCGTAACCAATGCGGCGGCGGCAACGGCAGGTCTTGATGTGGAATCCGATTCAGCATTGAGAGTGCGCCAAAGTATAAGCGTATCACTGCCGTCCCTGACACGCAAAGAAGGTACGGCGGCAAGGATAGCGACGATTGCAGGAGTTACCCGCTATAAAGTTTATGAAAATCCAACTAACTCAGTTGACGGATACGGTCATCCGGTTCATTCGATAACCTGCGTTGTCGAAGGCGGGGCAGAGGCAGATATTGTCGAAGCTATCAGAGCAAATAAATCCGATGGCTGTTACACTAACGGAGATATAGCAGTCGCCACTCAGGATTCACAGGGCGTTGCGATTACGATAAGATATTATCGGCAGGTGACAGTCCCTATTTATGCGACGCTACATATAACAGGGTTGACCGGATATACGAGCGCAACGACGGACGCAATTAAAACAGCAGTTGCCGCTTATCTAAACAGTTTGCAGATAGGCGAGTGTGTGACAATATCAGCTATCTATGGTGCGGCTCTTTCGGTTATGCCTACATTGAACGAACCGATGTTTTCCGTAACAGCAGTCACGGCGGCGGCGACTATTAGCTCGCAGGGTAGTAGCGACATAACGATGACGTTCGACCAAGTGGCAAGCGGCGACGTTGCAAATATTGATGTGGTGGTATCGTAATGGCAGAGAACATACCTCAGACAAGCGAAGCTCCTTATTTGGCGGCGGCGGAAGATTATCTAAAGCTGTTTACGTCACAATACCAAAACGCTTCTAAAATGTTGGCGTGGAATTTGGGGTATTTTGAAATATTAAGCGACCTGACTGACTTGCTTGCGGGCATGATTCTGTCTCTTGAAACAGACGCCGGTGCTATTCTTGATTTGATAGGAGACATAGTTGGCTTGAAAAGAACTGTTGATTTTCAGCCGTCAGGAAGCGTAAGCCCTGTTATGGACGATGAAACATACGTGCTTGCACTCAAGGCGAAGATAGGATTAAACCAGTGGCAGGGAACACATGACGAATTACAGGATTTGTGGGCTGAGTTGTTTCCCGAAGGAACGATAAAAAAAATAGACAATCAAGATATGACCGTGACTGTCAACGTGACAGGAACTTTTAATTCGATGATAAACGATTTGATTGCACACGACTATTTAATACCGAGGCCGGAAGGCGTAGGATTAAGCACATCTATACCGAGCCATCCTCTTTTTGGATTTGGTGCGGAAAATGATTACGTTGCCGGATTCGGTCACGGATATTGGAGTTAGCGAACTAAGTTCGCAAAGGGGGCTTTATGGCAGGACAGAACAATTTCCAGATATTCAATCCGTCTAAAAATAATCAAAAGACTGACGG